CTAACATAAAGGATAAGCTCAAGGACTTATTCAAAAAGTTCAACACAGACCCAAAGACATTGGGATTAAAGTTTGAGGAAGACATCAAGCTTGAAGCAGAAGCTAAGCTGCAAGATGGCTCTAGCATCTATACCTCTGCAACTGAATGGGCAGTAGGCGTTGATGTGTATACCAAAGACGAGGAAGGCAATCCCGTGCCTGCAATAGCAGGAGAATATGTGATGGAAGACGGAACATCAATTCTTGTAGGAGATGATGGCATGGTAGCAGAGATGGCTAGCATGCAAGATGAAGAAGAAGAAATGAGCGTTGAGAAATTGATGAGTTCAATGGAAGCATTGCTCAGCCAATTAAATGATGCCAAAGAATCTAACAAGAAGCTATCAGATGAGCTAGCATCGCGTGAAAAAGAATTGACTAAATACCGCAATGAGGCTAATCAAGCTAAGCAAGAATTGTCTGCTTTGCGTAAGCAGCCTGCTGCTTCGTCTGTGCGCTCATCAAGCAACGTATCATTGAAGGCTGAGGCACGCGCTAACAAAAGCTTTCATGATATGACATTGCTCGAAAGAATTCAAAACCAAATTTCTACAATCAAAAACTAAGAAGAGTTATGCCAACAACAGTTGATAACAACAGCACCTATGCAGGTAAATACGCAGGAGAATACATTCGCGCTGCGTTCCTCAGTAACGAATCTTTACAGCACGTTACCGTCAAAGAAAACATTGAATGGAAAGCCGTAGTACGCAAGCTTAGCGAAGAGAACTTTGCTTTCTCTGAAGCTACTTGCAACTTTACTCCTACGGGCGACATCACAATAGGCGAGCGTTACTTGACGCTAAAGAAGTTGCAGAAGCACATTGAGATTTGCAAGAATTCATTTCTCGATTCTTGGGAAGCGAAGGATGCACAGAATGGAAAGCTAGAAGGAGCATTCACAGACAACTTCATTGCTATGCAGCTTGAGCAAATTGCTGCTAAGAATGAGACCATGATATGGACAGGGAACGAAGCAAACGCAGGTGAATACACAGGCTTGCTTACTCACATCGGCTTGGATGCTGATGGAGATGTTCTCTTTGGTTCGGGCGCAGCTATTACTTCAAGCAACGTAATTGCTCAAGTACAAGCTAACATTGCTCTTGCTCCGCTTTCTATCAAGCGTTCTACTGAAAAGCCAAAGCTATATTTTTCTCATGATGTATGGGAAGCATATATGTATGCACAGATTGGAACAGGCTACGCTACATATTTGACAACAGGTCCTGAGGTTCAAAAAACTTTCATGGGATTGTATGAGATTGTAGTATGTCCCGGACTTCCTGCTAGCACAATTCTGTTTACTCAGAAATCAAATCTTTGGTTCGGCACAAACTTGACTAATGAATGGAACAACATTCAAGTAGTTGATATGTCTGCTTGGGCAGAAGAGAATGTACGCTTTGCTGCTAAATTCTTTGCAGGTACAAACTATGCTATCGGTAGCGAGCTTGTTGCTTCATCACCTTGGTTCTAATCTAAAAAAAAACAAACAGCATGAGTTGCGAATTAACTAGAGGCTTTTTGCTTGAATGCAATGAAGGAGTAGGTGGTGTAAAGGAAGTGTTCCTTGCTAATTGGATTGACTTCCAAGCAAACATTACCGAAGACGCTAATGGTTTGATTGATGGATTGCCGACAGCGACAATCTATCGCTATCAGCCAAACAGAAACACAGGCGCTGTAACTATCACGCCTACGCCTAATCTTGAGAATGGTACGCTGTATTATGTGCAGGCAGTAGAGTTCACGCTAGGCAAGCTTGATAATGACAAGAAAAAAGAATTGGAATTATTGAGCAAGGCAAAGGTAGCAGTCTTCGTGCGTCTGTATGATGATAAGATTATGATGGTAGGACGTACCGATGGCGCATTCCTTACAGCAGGTACTTATCAATCAGGAAAAGCAAAAGGAGATTTGAATGGCTATACTCTAACGCTTACTGCCGAAGAGCCTGCTCAGCCATACTTCCTTGAGCAATGGAGCATATATCCTTTTGATAATTTCTTGCCGAATATTACCGTTGAAGAACCCTACGTATAAAATGATTTAAGGTTAGGAGAAGCGTAGGAATTATCCTGCGCTTTTCTTTTATGTGCTATGATTTATCTGCTTGCTAATACTGCTTCTCAAACCATGCGCTTATCGCTTGATGAGGCTAGGCAATTCTTGCCAAGCTATACTCATTACCTATTGATAATAAGCCATGAGGAGAATTCAGATTTTGGTTCGGGCATAGCTCAAGTGCCAAATGTAGTTTTAGAAAATCAGCGCATCACTCAGCTGCAAGTAACGACTATTGGATTACTTTTGACAGGCATGTACCGCTACATCATCTACGGGCAGAATAGCGCAAGCAATACAAACCCATTCAATGCTGCTGTGGTAGGCGTGTGCGAGCGTGGAACTTTAATCATTACGGACAGCACAGGCTATTATGATGTGCCCACATTAAATCTAGACAACGATGTCATCTACCAAGGATAGCAAAAGCAACATTACTC